ATGTTTACAAATAAGAAATTAATTCGATTTGGTTTATCGTTGTTTGTATTTTTAGGGATAATTAATTTTACAATCAGCTATTTCCAAACATATCTTGAAACAGCAGCAGATATTAAATGGGTAATTCCAGAAATTTGGAAAACTATTTTACTAGATGTTCCTCAAGGTATACTTGTTCTTTTAGGCGCAATTGCATTATATGATTTCACAAAAGAGGCATCACAAAAAGACGCATCAATCTAAGTGTGTCTTTTTTCAATTAGAAATTTCATAGAGAGCTTTGCTGGAGAAATAGAATAAAAAGCCCTAATTAGGGCTTTTTTCTTTATAGGAATTTCTTAACCGTCATAGAAACCGGTTACTTAGAGGTGTTATAGCAAAGGCATTTACAGTACAAGAAAATCTAAGTGATATATGGAAATATATAGGATTTGTCCGCGTGATTATTGAGAAATTAATTGAGCTTAGTAAGTATGAAGATATGACGCTAGAATTTATATTTTATAATTTCTATTTATAAAAATGAGCCCATAGTAAAAATAGGTATATGAACAAGGTGCATCATCTAGTGATAAGTCATACTTTGTTGGTGTACGTATTGAACTTAGTTTATAGCGCTATTTCTACTTAGATGTAACGAACAGAAATATAGGGAAGCATCAATGAGGTTGTATTTTATAAACGGAGGTTATGAAAATGAATCAGTTTCAACAAGAAATACAAGCGTTAAGCCTTAATGATTACCGATCTGGAAATATTGTCTATTGGGACCAGCAAAATCAATATCCATATTACTATATTGAAGATGCTGCTCGTCGCTGTGGGGGTTGTGGTCGCTGTGGCGGTTGTGGCGGAGGTCGTTGTGGCGGATTCCGTTGTGGCGGATTCCGTTGTATTGGTTGCTTCGGTTGTTTTGGTTGCGGAGGTTGTGGCGGTTGCTCTAACTGTTTTAATGGTTTTAGTGGTACTACTGATACTACTGGTACTATTATAACGTATGAATATTGATTGCATTTATCCTGCTATTTGCCGGGCAGTAAGACCCTAAAAAAATTCAGCGAGAGCAAAGAGAAGTTAGGTGGCCGGCTGCCCATAAAAGCCCGATGGATGAGGGCTAATTAAAGTTTCACCTTATCAATTAAAAAACATTAGTTTTATATATGTATGTGCCGACAAAGAATATAGTCATTATTAATGGATATATTCAATCATTCAAGTGAAAGAGTAACAATAAGATATATAGGTGTAATCAAGATGTGATGGATAAAGCAATGACTAGATTTAAAATCTAATCATTGTTTTTTTCTTATGGTTTTATCATTAAATATCTGTCTAGTTTGGGCATTGCTTCCTTCTAGCTAATGATTTTATTACAACCGTGTAAGGTTAATGTAATGTTAATCGATAGTAAAATAAGTTGCTTGAGTGTATTTTAAATAAGATTAAAAAGTACTGTTTATCTATAAAATAATTGGGTAAATAATATGTAATTAGGAAGTGTATGAATATGGTTGAACTAAAATCTATTTTCCATTCGTATAAAGTAAAGAGAAAAATAGCTAAAGATTTATACGGAAAAAGAGATGAATTGACACTGTTATTAAATGAATTTAATAATATGAAATGTACAGTAACATCTGAAAAGAAGAAAAATAATATATTATCTCGTTTGCAACTAATTTATCAAAATATAAAATTAGATAAGCAGTATCCTCTATCAGTTTCTTTTGATAGTAAATTATTGGAGCGATTAGAAAAAGAATCTCTACATACTATTGAGGATGGTGTAACATGTCTACATTTAATGTTAGATATGAATTATGAAAAAATAAAACAATATGGGTCGAGTACAAGTAGGTCATTCGTTCCATTATCGCAGTCTTCTATTTGTCTTGCTGATTGTATTTGTTTAACAGGATTTATAGTAGGTTTACTAGGAGTAATTTCATTTGGAGGGTTCATGTTATCTATATGTTCAACTACATAACGCTTGATATTTGTAAAAAGAGCACCGATTTAAGGTGTTCTTTTTTGGTTTTTCTGTAAAGTTATTGTAAATGATAAGTACAATATATTATATATATTATATAATTTAAATGTATTAAATTACGAATACTAAGAGGTGTTGTAGATAATAATTACTTTTAATTTTTAAAAGAGTCGGTTTGATAATGTTTTATGTAGATAGTTTTTACTTTTCTTTTAAATACTTTGTTTAAATGGATTAGATTAAGTAACTTTTGTTCTAGCTTTTTGATAATCAAGACAACTGAAGAAAGGAAAGAATCATTTTATGAAAAAATTAAGGTTGTTAACATTTGAAAATATAGTAGAACCTCTTTTAAATGAAAAGGTATCATTTATATACTTTCCTATTGAATGGCTGGACATCGTAGAGATACATTATAAGACGTTTTTATTAACGAGTAAGTTGAAACGTTTGAATGAAAGACTGTATGATATGTTTTCTGATATATTGTTTATTCAGCATAATCCGTACGTATTAAATGAAAATACACCATGGATTGTATCAAAAGAACCTATTAAACAAGAGCAGCTCAATTATATTTTTCAAAGTTGGTATGAGATTATTCATGATTGGAAACCAAATAAATTAGTAGAGCCACCAAAATATGAATGGCAATCCGATTTGATTTCTAATTTGCCAGTACTACATGATAATGAAACGTATTCTAAGTGGGTGCCCGCTTTAATCTCACATATTTTTTGTGAGCGTCCTATATATTTAGAAAATACAAATGCAGAAGAAATCTATTTTTCTCCTCTTAGATCACAAAATATTTGTGAGGCGATGTCAGGGCCAATAAAAGATGAAAAAACACAAGATTTTTTCTCCTATGTATATCGATTCGAATGCATAACCCGTGGTGGTGAGAACGCTCCATTATTAAATATTTCAATAGGGATTCGGAGATTTTATCAAGAATATAAGATGATAGGTCAAACAAACCTTGATATGACAACGTTTGTTTGACTTTTTTTGATGAAATGCAAACATTTTGCAAACATAGGTTATCCAAAGATACTTTTACCGAAGTTTTTAACTGCTTCTTCCTGCATATTCGGTAAAACATGAGAATAGACACTTAATGTCATTGAAATATCTGTATGACCTAATCTCTCACTGATGATTTTAGGGTTAACTCCTTGTTTCAATAGTATAGTTGCGTGTGTATGTCTTAAATCATGGAATTTAATTTCTTTTATACCTACTTTGTGTGTCGCCCTAATGAAACTTTTTCTGAAATGTGCTCTTTTTATGATTCTTCCAAACTCATTACAATTTATTAAATCTTGATCTAGATAAGCAGAGCCAAACCTTAATTTCTCTTTATTAATTAAAATCTTATGTTTTTTTAAGGCTACTATTGTTTCATTAGGTACAGGAATTGTGCGTTTTGACGAATTTGTTTTTGCAGTTTTTTTGATTTTATTGTCATGACCAGATGTTTGATTTATTGTAACGGTATGTTTTTCAAAATCAATGTCCTGCCATCGTAACCCTAGAACTTCTCCCAGACGCATACCTGTAGTTATTGCAAGTAGATACCCAATGTGATATCGTGATTCTTGTGAATGAGCTAAAAATTTTTTCACTTCTTCCTCTGTCCAAGTCTGGATAGAGGTTTTTTCTTTTTTAGGTATCTCAGCAAAATCTGCTGGATTTCGAGAAATAATATTTTGTTTTACAGCTAGGTTTAAAGCGCTCTTTAAAATTCTATGCATAAGCAGAATGGAATTATTTGTAATACCTTTATTTATCGCAGTCTTATAGCATTTTTGAATGTGCATAACATTTAATTTATGGAGTGCGACCATTCCTATACTAGGTATAACATGTTGGTTGATAAATGCCCTATAGCCAGCAAAGGTACTCTTTTGTATACTCATACTTTTAATTTCTAGCCAATGATTTAGGTAATCTTTTAGCGTAACTTTAGATGGCTCTATAAAAGTTCCTTCATTCAACTCTGTAATTTTCTTTGCCACATCAGCCTGTGCTTCTTTTTTTGTCTTATACCCAGAAAACCACTTCTGTCTTCTTTTTCCTGTCTCTGGATCAGGCCCGATATCAATAACAATACAATACTTATTTCCTCGTTTTCGAATATGTCCTTTCACTTAAAACACTCCTTCATTTGTTTTGAATCATGTTGTATAAGTCTAGTTGTAATTTTGCTGCTATGAAAATTACATGTTTGGACATATCAGCGATGGGTATATTTTACCATATAAAAATGAATTCAGTTATAGTGTAGGGGTTTCATTTGCTGTTAAACAATAGTGAAATGTCTATTCCTGTTGTAAATGCAATATTGCATATTTTTTTAGGAAGTCTAAAAAACAAGGAGTATATTAATATTTTTAACTTTCTCAAGTATTTTCAGAATATGAGAGAATAGATGTTTGGGTTATTTGTGATAGAATATTCTTAATAATATAATTTGACGGAACGAAAAAGACCCATAGCGTGTGTAATTGTGCTGGGAACACTTTTACACCGTTTGCCCTAATTGTAGTAGGGAAAACATTTGCCATGAGCCTTTCAGTTACGACTATGCGTAACATATACGGCTAGTATAACACAACTTTTAGATGTAATTCATCATTAAGGTGCGTTTTCATGATAGGGAAGTGTGTCTTGTTCCAATAAGGGGGACAAAACATGTGGAAAGCTCTAAATCAAATTGAAAAAGAGTTATGTGCAGCTGGAATAAGAAAAAATAAACTAGCAAATTATTGGGGAGTTAAGCCAAGTACTGTTACAAAAGTTTTTAAAGGTAACACAGACATGAGTTTTGGCTTTCTTTCTAAGACAGTCATCCTATTAAACAAAGGCATACAGGTTCAAGAAAATTTGTTAACAGATTATATATATATAACGAAACCAAAATCAGAAAACTTACGTGAGGCAATGGAGGATTTAGCTTTAAGGGGAAAGTTTAATCTATTAATTAATATTATCAATAGTGAATCACAATCAAAGGTAGCAGAAAATAGAGAATTTGCTAATGTGTATAGAATTATATATAGACGATATATAGGTGAGATTGATGCTACACAGTACCATAAGGCATTAAGCCTGGAAAGTAAATCAATAAGAACATCAGAGATGGAAGTGTTAATTGAAATTTTATTATGTCAAGCGCAATATCAATCGGGTAATTTTACTTCTTTAAATGAGCGATTAAAATCTCTTGAAATAAAAATAAATAAAATAAGTAATAGGTACATTCGAGAATGTTATAAATTACGATATAAAGAAGCCATTGCCGTTACTTCGTTGCAGGGTGGTGAAGTCAGTGAAGCAAGGCATTTTAGCATGGAACTATTAGATGATCTTGAATGGGATAACTTTTTTTCTTTTCCAAAAGTAAATGCATATTTAAAGTTAGGTGAATCTTATATTTTTTCAGCGAATGAATATGAGAAGGCAAAATATTATTTGGAAAAGACTCTTGAAGTGATAGGGGATAGTAAGGTTAATGGAATTGAGAGAAAAAGAAAAATGGTGCAACATACATTATCATTTCTAAAAATTCATCATGATAAAGGAATTAGTAGCTTAGATGTTGTCCATTCAGGTGAATTAGCATATTTAAGGATTAAACAAGGTAAGAAAATTGAAGCGAGAAAACTATTAAATCAATTAAAAGAGAAGAATGGAAGATTAACAGACATACAGACTGCATATTTAGGTTTAACATATGAAGGTATTCAAAAAGAAGAGTTAATGAAACGTTCTCTTTTGATGTGTCAAAAATCAGGGAATATATTTTATTCGAATTTACCAAAAATACACTTGGGTTTAATTTGAATAATTGGTATAGTTGTCTTCGGAAAGAGGTGAAATAATGAAAAAAATAATTACAATCATTCCTGCGCTATTAATAGCTGCTACATTATTCATTAACACTGATTCTATAAAAGAAAAGCCTAGTACAAATAATTCAAAATCTACAATTCAACATATGATGGTTGACCCTGGTGGCGGCTGGTAAAATACATAATAAAGGTTTATATATATTACAAATGACATCGTCTTAATTGACGATGTCATTTGTAGTTTTAGGAGAAATTTCTTTTTTTACTGAAAGAAGAAAAAAGAAATTATTGTAAAAAAAATACAAAAATAAAAAGAGGGAGATCGAAGAAGATGAAGAGCAAAGAAGGGGAAGTTAATCTAATTAAACAAGCTTTATTACTTTTGCAAGAAGAAGATAATCCAAAAGAGAAATTATTTTCTATTTGTTTGAGTGAATCTAAAAAAGAAAAAGTTATGTAAAAAAGACTATCTAACTTTCTTGGATAGTCTTTTTACACTACATATTTCCTTTAGATTTCTCGTAGTTCACAAACATCTCTAATTGCTCTAATGCTTTTTTTCGTTGTTCTTCAGGTAAGTCATTAATGATTTGAAGAATTTCGTGTGCTTCTTTTGTTAACTGTAAGTCTTCGCCCGCTGTTAAATCTGGTGAATCAGATAAACCTAACAAATAATCTGTTGTTACTTTTAAATAATTTGCTATCTTCTGAAGTGTACGTGTACCGGGTGCTTTTTTTCCCTCGACATAATTATAAACAGAAACATGACTAACACCAATTGCATCAGCTAACTGTTGTTGGGTGATGCTCTTCTTTTCAATTAATGACTTCAATCTCTCATGACTAAACATAATAAAAAACACCCCAAGTTTATTTTATATGAAATTATTTTTTCTTAATTAATATTATGGTGTCACACTGTCATTATATATTAACTATCAGTTAAGTGGAAAGGTAATTTTTTTTGAAAAAAGTTTTGGGAAACACTTGAACTTAACTTTTGGTTAAGTTATTATGTAATTAACAACAAAAACGGAAGAGAGGAGTTGTTTATGAAAACTCTAAAGCAGCTACGTGTAGAACAGGGGTATACATGTAAGGAAGTAGCTGAAGCCGTGGGTATTACTGAAGTTTATCATTTTAGCCAAGAAGACTCCTTCCTCAAGGAGCGTGAAGGGTCACAGCACAGTGAGTAGGTGGGAGATGAATTGGCTTCGAACAAGGGGTGGCAGGAAGCCATCTTAATTGTTCGACATATAGAAAGTGTTACTCCACTATCTATCGAATATACGTTCGGTGTATAATAGTCATATACCGAAATGGAGGTGAATGAAATGATGATTAATAAAGCCTATAAGTTTCGTATCTATCCAAATAAAGCACAAGCAATTCTAATCAACAAAACGATTGGTTGTTCTCGCTTTGTATTCAATCATTTCCTATCCTTATGGGATCACGCATACAAAGAGACAGGAAAAGGCTTGACCTATGGTACATGCTCTGCCAAACTACCTGCCATGAAGAAAGAGTTTGTTTGGCTAAAAGAAGTGGATAGTATTGCGATTCAGTCGTCTGTTCGCAACCTTACGGATGCCTATACACGCTTTTTCAAAAAACAAAACAGCGCCCCGCGCTTTAAATCTAAGAAAAACAACGTACAATCTTATACCACAAAACAAACAAATGAAAACATTGCTGTTATAGAAAACAAAATTAAATTGCCAAAACTAGGGCTTGTTCGATTTGCCAAAAGTAGTGAAGTAAAGGGACGTATTGTAAATGCTACAGTTAGACGGAACCCTTCTGGTAGATATTTTGTGTCATTGTTAGTTGAAACAGAAGTACAAGAACTTCCGAAAACAAATTCTTACATTGGAATAGATGTAGGACTAAAAGATTTCGCTATTTTGTCAGATGGAAGACCCTATAAAAATCCGAAGTTTTTCCGATCATTAGAAGCTAAGTTGGCGAAAGCACAGCGTGTTCTTTCTAGAAGAATGAAAGGATCTTCTCGCTGGAATAAGCAACGAGTAAAGGTAGCTAGAATTCATGAATACATTTCAAATGCTAGAAAAGATTACTTAGACAAAATCTCAACTGAAATCATCAAAAACCACGATGTTATCGGTATTGAGAATTTGCAAGTATCGAATATGTTAAAGAATCATAAGTTAGCAAAAGCAATTAGTGAAGTGTCTTGGTCGCAATTTCGATACATGTTAGAATACAAAGCAAAATGGTACGGCAAACAAGTCATTGTCGTATCGAAAACATTTGCTTCCAGCCAATTATGCTCTTGTTGTGGATATCAGAACAAAGACGTTAAAAATCTAAACCTACGTGAATGGGACTGTCCTTCTTGTCGTACACACCATGATAGGGATATTAACGCAAGTATCAATATAAAAAATGAAGCGATAAGGCTTCTAACCGCAAGGACTGCGGGGTTAGCCTAATCAACTAGAGTTCGATAGAACTCTTTACTTAGGAATCCCTCACTTCTAAACGAAGTGAAAGTGGGGGTAGTTCAATATTGGTATATAGAAAACGGGAAGCGTCGACCTTATTATGATTTAATTGTGAAAATTGCTGAGTTTTTCAAGGTGAAGTTAGATGCAATTAAAATTTTTTGCCCATAACTTAACCTTTAGTTAAGTTATGGTTGGTTAAGTGAATTAGAAAGGAGCAAAATAAAATGGGATTAGATCAAATCATTAAAGAGTCAATCCGCGAAGTTGTTCGCGAAGAAATTCAAGCAGCTTTAGCTTCATTCCAACAACAATCGCAACCAAACAAGGTAATGAGGGTGAAAGAAGCAGCTGCTTACCTCAATATAGCGGTTTGTAGAATGTATGAATTAGCAAATCACCCACATTTTCCAGTGATCAGGGAAGGACGTAAATTACTTTTCTTGCAAAAGGATTTAGAAGCTTGGCTTGAAGCACAAAAGGAGGTGATTTAGTGGAAGATACAACCTCATTAGCTATATTAGCGATATTAATTGCATGTGGTTCATGTTTGTTTTACATAACTTATGAGCCGATAAAACAATGGGCTAGGAGTGATGTGAAGCAAAGTAAAAAGACCCATGGCAGTGGGTCCTTTTCAAAAAATAAGTTGTTATAAGTATACCACGGAAAGTAGGGAGATAGCGCATTGGTTTTATGAAAAGGAGTGAAAACTATGAACACCAAGGTATTACAAATAGGGCAAATAAATTTTCGTGGCAATGTTATAGATCATGGATGGTTTAAAACACTTACATTAGATAATGGTAAACCTAATATTGTTGCAATTACTATCTTAGGAGAAATTGTTTATTGGTATAAACCTACTGAAGTAAGTAGTGAAGAATCTAGTCAAGTTCAATATAAACAAAAGTTTAAGGCAGACACGCTTCAAAAGAGCTATCAACAATTAGCCGATTCATTTGGATTTACAAAAAGACAAGTAAAAGAAGCATGTGACTTTCTGAAAGAACGTGAACTTATAAAAATTGAATTTAGGACGATTCTTGTTAACGGAACTAGGTGTAATAACGTTATGTATGTTGAACCTGTACCTGAAATGATTCAGAAAATATCCATTATGTATTGGGGAAATGGTAACCCTCCTACACTGAAAAGTAATAGCCCTGTTACTTTAGAAAGCAAGAGGGTCTTACATTCTAAAGTAATACCCTCCTACGATAAAACGGAAGAGTCTCTTACACTAGAACGTAAGACAAATACAGAGATTACTACAAATATTACTACAGAGATTACTACAAATATAAATGATGATGCTACTTCATCTCAGAAATTAATTGATCAAGAATTTAAAATTAGTTACAACTTTTTACTTGAAAAGGGAATTCCTTTAAGTGAAATTGCAATTCAAGAATTAGGTGAGTTTTGCGATAGATTCGGTAATGAATTAGTTATTCACGCTGTTAATAAAGCAATTGATGAAAATGTACCAAAGTGGAGATATATTCGCAGTATTTTAAGTAGTTGGGAAAAGGAAAAAGTAAAAACATTAAATGATGTTGCTGCTTTAGATACTCGATTTGAAATGAGTAAGAAAAACAACAAACGTACTGGTAAAGGTTATTCCAAACGAACGGAAGTTGTACCGGATTGGTTACGCAAACAAGAAGAACAAGAGCCAATACAGCAGCCACATCAAACTCAAAGCGATGATCTTGAAAATAATAAGAAACGTTTGGATGAGATTCTAAATAAATATAAAAATACTAAAGGAGAGTAAGGTATGAAAAACACGGGCGTCGCAAGAAAAGTGGACGAGCTAGGTCGTGTAGTAATCCCAGTAGAGTTACGCAGAACTTTAGGGATTGCCGAAGGAACGGCACTAGATTTTCATGTCGATGGTGAAAACATTGTTTTAAGAAAACAAGAAAAGTCATGCTATGTAACGGGTCAAGTGTCTGAATCCAACATTGAATTGTTAAATGGGCGAATGTTTTTGAGTAAGAAAGCTGCAATCGAGTTACTGGACCTCCTTCAAAAGAATGTGACGGAACATGCCTAAACAACTAAATATTTTTGATGTAGAACCAAAAATTTGTCAGTTTGATGTAAATAAAGCAAATGTAAAGAGGGGACTTGGTCGGGTTACATATGCAGATGTACGCGTTCATGTTCCCAAGAACGCTAAATGCACAGATGAATTACCACGTACAACTAAACAAGATGATCGTTATGACATCTTTGAACACTATACAATGGCAATTTGGAGATTTCAACGAGCTGTAGATAAGTTTTTTAATTGGGATGCAGCCGAAGAATTGTGTAAGGCAGCAAGGGATAAAAAAGAAATAATCCCAGTACGGATTTACTTAGGAAGTGGATTTAAGCCAGATGTTGTCGAGTACATGAAGTGAGAAAAAGGGAGAGGAACATATGAAACAAGAGATTGATGTTACAAGTAATAAAGTATATGTGGTTACGGATGGGAAAATTCTTCCTTTTGACCCACCGGCAAGTGGTTATGGTGAACAAGTAGTAATTTGGGTTAACGGTAAAGTTGGTCATGTTAAAACTACCTCCAATGAAATGATAAAGTAATTAGCTTTTTAAGGGAGTGTTTGAAATGTCGGCTTTTAAAGTTCGAATTGCTTTAGAAGAAGTGAATTTCTTATGGGATCAAAGAGAGGTTTTCCAGTTTCGAGAGCTTTGGAATAGTAACTACACGCTTTTAGAGATTTCGAAAAGGTTTAAAAGAAAGCAAATAGAAGTAGCGGCACTTATTTTAGATCAAGTGGATAAGTTTAAGATCCGCAAAAGAAAAATGGGTTTAGGAGATATTGGTGACAAGAAAGTTCGGAATAAAAAGAAAAAAGAAATGCCATTATACGTCTACATTGCTTTAGAAGAGGTAAATTTTATTTGGAATGAGGACGATATAAAGCTTTTTAAGGATCTATGGATGAAGCAGCTTGGTATTGAAGAAATAGCAAACAAATTAAGAAGGCATCAAATTGAAATAGCAACATTAATATTGGATCAGTTCGGTTTAGAATACATGCTTAATTGTTTAATAGATACGAAAAAAAGAGTAGCGTAATTAAATTAGTGAGGGAGCGAATGGAAATGAACTTAACTAAAATATTTGGAATGCAAAAGGTATTGGATACAAAAATTATTAAGGAACATGGATTGGAAGGCAAAAATTTATTTTACAATATGATCCTTGCTTTACAAGTTGAAATCGGAGAACTTGCAAATGAAACTAGATGTTTTAAGCATTGGAGCAATAAAGGGCCAAGTGAAAAAGAAGTTATTCTGATGGAATATGTTGATGGTTTACATTTCATAGCTTCATTAGGCAACGGTATTGGCTTTAATCCTAATGAATATAGTGCGGAATTTTTAAAGCACAACGCAAATGTATTTTCTGCAAGTTCGTTAGTGAGTCAATTTAACAATGTATATGAAGCTGTATCGGAATTTCGTGCAACTCAAGATAGGGAGCTGTACGAAGAATTGCTATATTCCTACTTAGGATTAGGTAAGAAATTAGGATTTACATTTGAAGAAATTGAGCAAGGTTATTACAAGAAGAATGAAGTAAATCATCAACGTCAGACTAATGGGTATTAATCGATGAAAGGTGTATGCATAGATGTAGACCATTCAGCGCTACTGGGAATAAATGAAGAATATTTTTTATTCCCAGCAAAGCCTAATCATTACTATGTCAGCAAATTCAATCGTGAGGAATCACATTTGGGATGTTATCCAGCAGAGAGATTTAAAGTGGTGGAGAGCGAGGTTTTGACACCAGAACCGCAAATTAATATGCCTAATTTAGATGAAAGTAAATTCTATAAAGCTCAATTAATTTGGCGAACAAAAGGCTATAAAGATAAACCGCTTAAGGATTACATTATAAAGCCTAAAGGTACACATTGTTTCTTCTGGCATGATCGAGAACGTGAAAAATTATGCGGATGTTTTCCGATACATTGGTTTGCTAATTTTGAAGAATTAGCAGCGGAACCAGAAAAAGTTAAAGAAACGCCAAAGCAGGAACTTGTTTCATTGTTAGAAAGACCTGGTGGTCAACTAGCGTTCTTTTAAAATCTGTATTTTATTAAAAAATGGAGTTTGTAATGAAAAGAGCCATGAGTTGTGAAGGCTCATGGCTCATTGTATAAGGGTAAAGTCGTATTGACTTTATAAATAAATAATATCATAAACATCCAAATAAATACAATAAAAGTAAATTAAATGGTATAAAATTTGGATTTTATTAAGAAAAAAGGAAGAGGTTTTTGAGAGTATGTATAAGCCCCTTCAATATTTATCATTTTAGCCAAGAAGACTCCTTCCTCAAGGAGCGTGAAGGGTCACAGCACAGTGAGTAGGTGGGAGATGAATTGGCTTCGAACAAGGGGTGGCAGGAAGCCATCTTAATTGTTCGACATATAGAAAGTGTTACTCCACTATCTATCGAATATACGTTCGGTGTATAATAGTCATATACCGAAATGGAGGTGAATGAAATGATGATTAATAAAGCCTATAAGTTTCGTATCTATCCAAATAAAGCACAAGCAATTCTAATCAACAAAACGATTGGTTGTTCTCGCTTTGTATTCAATCATTTCCTATCCTTATGGGATCACGCATACAAAGAGACAGGAAAAGGCTTGACCTATGGTACATGCTCTGCCAAACTACCTGCCATGAAGAAAGAGTTTGTTTGGCTAAAAGAAGTGGATAGTATTGCGATTCAGTCGTCTGTTCGCAACCTTACGGATGCCTATACACGCTTTTTCAAAAAACAAAACAGCGCCCCGCGCTTTAAATCTAAGAAAAACAACGTACAATCTTATACCACAAAACAAACAAATGAAAACATTGCTGTTATAGAAAACAAAATTAAATTGCCAAAACTAGGGCTTGTTCGATTTGCCAAAAGTAGTGAAGTAAAGGGACGTATTGTAAATGCTACAGTTAGACGGAACCCTTCTGGTAGATATTTTGTGTCATTGTTAGTTGAAACAGAAGTACAAGAACTTCCGAAAACAAATTCTTACATTGGAATAGATGTAGGACTAAAAGATTTCGCTATTTTGTCAGATGGAAGACCCTATAAAAATCCGAAGTTTTTCCGATCATTAGAAGCTAAGTTGGCGAAAGCACAGCGTGTTCTTTCTAGAAGAATGAAAGGATCTTCTCGCTGGAATAAGCAACGAGTAAAGGTAGCTAGAATTCATGAATACATTTCAAATGCTAGAAAAGATTACTTAGACAAAATCTCAACTGAAATCATCAAAAACCACGATGTTATCGGTATTGAGAATTTGCAAGTATCGAATATGTTAAAGAATCATAAGTTAGCAAAAGCAATTAGTGAAGTGTCTTGGTCGCAATTTCGATACATGTTAGAATACAAAGCAAAATGGTACGGCAAACAAGTCATTGTCGTATCGAAAACATTTGCTTCCAGCCAATTATGCTCTTGTTGTGGATATCAGAACAAAGACGTTAAAAATCTAAACCTACGTGAATGGGACTGTCCTTCTTGTCGTACACACCATGATAGGGATATTAACGCAAGTATCAATATAAAAAATGAAGCGATAAGGCTTCTAACCGCAAGGACTGCGGGGTTAGCCTAATCAACTAGAGTTCGATAGAACTCTTTACTTAGGAATCCCTCACTTCTAAACGAAGTGAAAGTGGGGGTAGTTCAATAAGAGTAATTTATTACAAAAGCGTTATTTGAATACAAAAGGGGGAAATGGAAAATGGAATACGTTGAAAAAGCAACTAAAGATATTAGAGAGAATTGGTTTGGAGGTCATGTAGCTGAAATTCAAGGTGAAGAAGGATTGCAGGTTATTTATTGGGGCAAGCCTGGAACAAATATGTATCGTACTAAATTTGTTCTTGCAGGATATAACGTATTTATTTCAGGTGATATTGGGGAAGCGGTGTATAACCTTACATGTCCAGCAACATTAGAAAATATTAAAGGATTCAATTTAGGGTATTTCACTGAAAAGTTAACAGCTTTTCGTGAAGAACGTTGGGATTTTGATGAAGAAAAGGCAAAAAAGGAACTTGATGAATATTGGAAGGAATACGATATAAACGAAACAAGAGAAGACGGACAGGAAGTATATGATCGTATTATTTCAGCAATTGATGAGAGTTCATCTATGGAAGGTTACCATTTTTGGTTAAGTGACGTTTATCATAGCAGCTCATTAGATTCTGACACGTTGGAAGACATTTGGAATTTCGGTAAAAGGTTGCCACGTCGTTTAATTGGTTACTGGTTAGGATTGCAAATGGCAATTGAACAATTAGAGAAAAGCAAACGTGCAGCAGAAGCAGTGACTTTATAACAAAATAGTTATTTTATAACCCAAAATAAAAGAACCCGTTTGTTATAAACGGATTCTTCCCTTAAGGTGTGCAAGGAATACAAGGTAACTGGCCTAGGGAAACCTGTAGAATTCCTTGTAATTGTAATGTATGCAAAGGAATCAATAAGGTTAATGAATTTTAAACAAAATTCTTATTTGAATGGAAAAGGGGGATACAAATGAAGTTTGTTTTGCTGAAGGTTGAAGAGGTGTTAAAAGCAACGTCTATAAGTGAAGGTGTAGTTTTAGAGGGAGTCACACAAAAATAAAAAATTTAAGAGAACAGGAAGGTCGGAACCCAGATCCTAAATATCATAAAAAAGCATGAAGGTGAAATATAACAAAATCTTTATTTAAATAAAAAGAGCGCTAATCGTGAGCGCTCCTTATACCTCATTATAACGACAGTGACGAACTCACATTATATAGAAAGGCACTATTATTGTATGTCAGAGTATGAGATTAGTGAATAGATATAGATAAAATCTTTATTCAAAAATTAAAGAGTGGTTTTTAAGTGGCTCTATGACTAAGAGTTATTTTAAATTTTTTATGGTTTTGAAGTATTTAAGCAATAATTTTGTTTAAGACTAAGATATTTTCTCATTAGTAATACCGATTTGCTTCAGTAGACATGGCAATCGCTTTTGTTTCATGAACTGTACCATAGGGATGTTCTGGAGGTGCATATATAGAGTAAATTTTAAGTGGTTTATTCCCCATATTAATTACATTATGCCATTTTCCAGCAGGTATCATAATTGCATAGTCATCATAGACCATTTCTTGAAAATCTAATTTATCTTTGTTATCACCCATTTGAACGAGTCCTTGACCCTCTTCAATACGTATGAATTGATCGGTTGTAGGGTGTACTTCTAAACCTATGTCATCATCAACATTAATACTCATTAAAGTTACTTGTAAGTTTTTTCCTGTCCAGATAGCGGTTCGGTAAGTATTGTTTTGTTTGGTGGCTTGATTAATATTCAATACAAATGGTCTAGTTCCATAATCTGTTAATCTGAAATTTTCACAATAAGGATATCGGTTGTGGTCCAAAGCATTATTGTTGTAACTGTAATAATAAGGATTCCAAGCGTAAATCCAATTATTGTTATTCCAGATGCTATCCATTGGGCTTTGAGATGGATAATAATAACGTGGAATATGTTGCATATCCAAGCTCCTCTCATAATTTTATCATTTACTTTTTATCCTATGCTGTTGTCTATTTATCATTTTAGCCAAGAAGACTCCTTCCTCAAGGAGCGTGAAGGGTCACAGCACAGTGAGTAGGTGGGAGATGAATTGGCTTCGAACAAGGGGTGGCAGGAAGCCATCTTAATTGTTCGACATATAGAAAGTGTTACTCCACTATCTATCGAATATACGTTCGGTGTATAATAGTCATATACCGAAATGGAGGTGAATGAAATGATGATTAATAAAGCCTATAAGTTTCGTATCTATCCAAATAAAGCACAAGCAATTCTAATCAACAAAACGATTGGTTGTTCTCGCTTTGTATTCAATCATTTCCTATCCTTATGGGATCACGCATACAAAGAGACAGGAAAAGGCTTGACCTATGGTACATGCTCTGCCAAACTACCTGCCATGAAGAAAGAGTTTGTTTGGCTAAAAGAAGTGGATAGTATTGCGATTCAGTCGTCTGTTCGCAACCTTACGGATGCCTATACACGCTTTTTCAAAAAACAAAACAGCGCCCCGCGCTTTAAATCTAAGAAAAACAACGTACAATCTTATACCACAAAACAAACAAATGAAAACATTGCTGTTATAGAAAACAAAATTAAATTGCCAAAACTAGGGCTTGTTCGATTTGCCAAAAGTAGTGAAGTAAAGGGACGTATTGTAAATGCTACAGTTAGACGGAACCCTTCTGGTAGATATTTTGTGTCATTGTTAGTTGAAACAGAAGTACAAGAACTTCCGAAAACAAATTCTTACATTGGAATAGATGTAGGACTAAAAGATTTCGCTATTTTGTCAGATGGAAGACCCTATAAAAATCCGAAGTTTTTCCGATCATTAGAAGCTAAGTTGGCGAAAGCACAGCGTGTTCTTTCTAGAAGAATGAAAGGATCTTCTCGCTGGAATAAGCAACGAGTAAAGGTAGCTAGAATTCATGAATACATTTCAAATGCTAGAAAAGATTACTTAGACAAAATCTCAACTGAAATCATCAAAAACCACGATGTTATCGGTATTGAGAATTTGCAAGTATCGAATATGTTAAAGAATCATAAGTTAGCAAAAGCAATTAGTGAAGTGTCTTGGTCGCAATTTCGATACATGTTAGAATACAAAGCAAAATGGTACGGCAAACAAGTCATTGTCGTATCGAAAACATTTGCTTCCAGCCAATTATGCTCTTGTTGTGGATATCAGAACAAAGACGTTAAAAATCTAAACCTACGTGAATGGGACTGTCCTTCTTGTCGTACACACCATGATAGGGATATTAACGCAAGTATCAATATAAAAAATGAAGCGATAAGGCTTCTAACCGCAAGGACTGCGGGGTTAGCCTAATCAACTAGAGTTCGATAGAACTCTTTACTTAGGAATCCCTCACTTCTAAACGAAGTGAAAGTGGGGGTAGTTCAAAAGCAGTAATGTAAGAAAGGATTTAAATGTTTATGGAAACGTATTACAGGCTGTTGGAAATGCTTTAGAGGCTGATGGTCAAGGAGAAGTGTCTCTTGAAAAAATCGGTAATGAAATCCAATCAATTGGTAATGTCACTGTAATATCTGGATTGATTATCGATTTTAAAGAAGAAACACAAATTAAATTAGTGATTGCCGGGAATTGGACACAGGCTTTGGGTGGACTTACAGCATTAGCAGATGAATTTGAGGATACATCCGATAAAGATGAATCCTTAAATATTATAGGAAACTTATTACAATCAATTGGGAATTCATTACAGGCAATAGGAGGTGTTGACGAATTAAAAAGTATCAGAAATGAGGACCAGTCTAATAAAGAAGGTAATGTAAATGATGTGGAGAAAGATACAGACACTCAGGTAAACAACGAAACTAATGAAAATGAAGAAGGAAAGCTAATAGATATTATAGGAAGTTGGGTTCAAGCAGTTGGTTCTGTAATTTCATTAATTGGACAAATACGTGAAGAGAGTGAGGAATTGGAAGGGAACGATGAATAGAGTAATTTAATAGAACAGTTAAAACAATAATTCTTTTAAAGTGAAAGCAAACAGAATATAGTCCGGCTAGAAAACTAGAGGACACCAATTCATTAAACCAGTAATTAAAGCTGTTTTAAGAATAGGTGTCCTTTTTATTTTAAAAAAGGGGATGTGGGGAATGGAGGTATTAAAAGATCAATTACGTGAATGGAAAAAGCAATCGAACCAATCGAAAAAGAAAAATAAGAAAAAACGAAAAGAGAAATTTAGTACTCGTGAAATTGAAGAGTTAATGGGTATGTATAGACCTTGTTATGAGCGTAGACGTGGAGCATTAAGACAAAAATAATTAAAAAATAAAAAGGAGTGGTCTTACATGACTAAACAATTATCTTTCTTACCAAAAATCGATAGAACGGCAACACAAGAGGAATTAGAAGGTGTGTTGGAAAGCGTACGTATACATAGACAATTTGGGATGATGCGTAAAGAAATGAAAGTTACTCCTTCTTATGAAATACGTGAGCACGGTCCTACACATGCAGTTGGAAAACCGTTAGAAGATGTTGCCATAGCAAATATTCAACAAAGTAAACGAGAAGAATGGCTTGAAAGGATGTCATTACGTATTGATCAATTTCTAAATCGATTAGGAAACGGACGAGCAGGAATTATCCAAAGAGATATTATTTATAAACGCTATTTAGAAGAAGAGGATGTATGTGATTACATGGTCTATAACGAAATTGGAATGTCAGAGCGTACTTATCGACGTTGGAAGTCTAAAGCTTTTTATAAGCTTGCTTTTGCACTTGGATTAGAAGTTTACGAGACAGAAGAGACTGGAGGTAATGAATAATGAATTTTGTTCAGCCAATACGTGATCCAGAAAAAATACAGCAGCTAAAAGAGTATTTTAAGGAAAAGAGCTTACGTAATTACATTCTCTTCATTATGGGTATTAATACAGGTCTTAGAATATCAGATATTTTGAAATTAAAAGTAGGTGATGTCAAAGGCAGCCATATCTCTATGAGGGAAAAGAAAACAGGAAAACAAAAACGTATTCAAATTACTGCAGCATTAAAAAGAGAGCTTAAATGGTTTTTAGAAGAAAGAGAAGATCATGAGTATTTGTTGCAAAGTAGACAAGGGAAGAATCGTCCTATCGGTCGCAGCATGGCATATAAGATATTAAGTATAGCCGCAGCAGAGTTCGGATTAGATGAAATAGGAACACATACGCTAAGAAAGACGTACGGGTATCATATGTACATGCAAACGAAAAACATAGCATTACTCATGGAGATATTCAATCACTCGTCAGAGAAGGTCACATTACGTTATATAGGTGTAAATCAAGATGAAATGGATAAAGCAATGACTAGGTTTAAAATCTAATCATTGCTTTTTTCTTTTTAAATCTAGGGGTATCGCCAGCATTTTTGAAAACCCCTGAGCAAAGAGCATACAAAAATTTTTGCAGTTTTCGACTAATCCAGTAACAAACGAGAACCCGAAAACCCGCACCAGGAGTAGCTTCCCTTGTCAGAATAAGGGGCCACTTTTTCCCTGCTACCGATAATAGGACGTTATAGTAACTAGTTTTGTATAGAATATTCATGTGTTTCTTAGAAAACTAAAGGGCCAATTTATCATTCGCAACTGTACTTGAACTTAGGTTCTGTCTGAATATAAAAAGCATTTCTTACTTGTGCACTCCAATTTGCAAAAGCTGATCTCCATTCAGGAGTGTTAAAGAATTGGTCTACAGTTTGAGTTTCAGAATGCCAAACTATAAATAGGTTAAGTGGGGCAATTCCTCCTGCCCAAATTCCATTATTTACGTCAGTATCTTCTTCCCTTACTAATAATAAGGGTAGACCAAATTGAAAAGCCATTGAAGGTTCTACTTGTGAATAAACTGATCCTACCCAGAATGGTGTTGATGGTGGAAGAGGTCCTACATTGACGTCAACTGTTTGAATTTTAAAACGACGAAGGTTTACTGCTAACATTCCATAGCTTGATGAAACTAGACGACGAATATCAGTTAAAATGGATTCGGGATAACTTTCACTTAAAGGCAATGTACGTGGAAAAAGCAAAGCATACTCAATTTCTAAAATTAGACGGTTTAGAAATCTTTGTTGGTTGTCATTTAAATGAGTTGTCGTACTTAAAAATATGGGAATACGATAAGCACGGTCAATACACTCTTGATGTGCCGATTCTATTTTCACTTTATGTTTACTTAAAGATTTATGCTCATTATTACTCATTTTCTCACCTCCTTTTTAATACTATATAGAAAAGGAATTAGTTAGTTTGGACATAATTGCCTTTATGGGAACCTAAAGGTTTTTTCTTACTTAAAAAAACAAGTTATAAAAATTAATACAGGTACTCAAAGAAGGAAAAACTGATAAAATTTAACTTCCAATAACGAGAAATATGTAAATAAGCTGTCCATATGGGCAGCTTATTTTATTTTTCCGCATAGTGTAGGTTGTTTTGCAAAATGCTGGTGGTATCCCTATACAGTTACTCATAATTTTCGTACTGTGTAACTCAAAAGAGAAATTTAAATGAAATCAATGATACCAAGGGTTTCAGCGAAGGGGGCAGTTACACACAATATAAGATATGGATAACTCATTTATTATATGGAATAATAAAAATAGTTTTATAGCATTGGAGGAAACTATATGTATGAGGAGTTTACGAATTTCGTATTACCAAGTGAAGAAACAAAGATTTGGCGGTATATGGATTTTACAAAATTCATGAGTATGTTGGATAGGGAAGAAATTTTTTTTACAAGATCAGATAGATTTGAAGATAAATTCGAGGGTACTTATCCAAGAGCGAACATAGAAGAAACACGCGATTTTTTGAAAAGACTTGTAGAACAGGAACATCAAGAGGAAACTTTAAGAAGTATCAATGGATTTTCAAAGTATATAAGAAAATTAGTGACTATTAACTGTTGGCATATGAATGAATATGAATCTGCAGCAATGTGGGAGTTATATTTAAAGAGTAACGAAGGGATAGCAATTCAATCAAATATTGGAAGACTAATAGAATCTTTTTCACATTGTCCCCAAAAGATTTTTATTGGAGAAGTAAACTATATAGATTTTAATAAAGAGTTACTGCAAGCTAGCGATTTGTTAGAACTATTTATGTACAAGAGGAAATCTTTTGAACATGAGCATGAAATACGAGCTATTCATCAATTGCCATTTGTAATGAGTGATCTAGGATGTATAGATGCTAAGGCTGAGCCATCAGTAGAGTATGGAATAGGAATACCATGCGATATTAGAACATTAATTGAAAAAGTTTATATTTCACCCACTGCGCCAAAGTGGTTTGAAGAATTGGTTAGGTCAATGTGTGATAAATTCGACTTAAAAGTGGATGTTTTTAAATCAGAGTTAAGCGAGATGCCTTATTAACTAAGAATAATTTTTTGGCAGAGTCGTGACCGTTTTTTTGGCAGTAAATGTGCCGGTTGTTTTGGAATCAACGTGATATATTTGTATTGTGAGAAGTGGCGGAAAACACAACTCACAATGTTCCTTTATAAACTATATGTTGTCTAAACGATTTCGTAATGATGGCACATAAAATCCGAAACCAGCAGATGGTAGTGATTGAATGTTACCGTTATTAGGGAGAGCTTTTGCTCTTCTTCCAGTTCCTTAATGTTGGTGATGCATGTTAGCGGTTCATCATTAGGTAATTGGAATAAGGATGAAACTTCACGTACCGGAATTAAAGTAAAAATCAATAATCTATAAAAAAAGCATCCATTCGGGTGCTTTTTTATTTTAGAGGAGGATGGAAGATGGATAAACATTATATTGATGAAAGAGTTTCTGAATTAGGAAGACAAATTTTTGAATTAGAACAATCAATAGAGGGCTTAAAGACAACTGTATCTATGTTATCAAAATCGGTAGAAACGAAGACCAGTAAAGAAGATGTTCAACGAATAATTAAACAATCTGAAGTGGTTAAAAAGATTAATGAAAGCGAACCAGTTAGAACAGATTGTAAAGTTAGTATCAATTTAGATGGAAAGGTTATGGCGGAATCTATAGTTGAACATACAACTGATACAATCAAATGTCGTGTAAGTGAAGGGAATGATTACAAATGAAACTAAATAAGCCAGAACAAACGGTGGTTGTCGGTCATTTAATTAACAATGTTATTGGATTGGAATTAGTCAAGCAACACATTGATCCACAGAAGTTAGAAAAGGCTGTAGCTTTACATAATGAGATCAATGATGATATGACACCAAAACAAACAAGAGAAGCGCTTATTAGTGTACTGGATAAGGCAATAGATGAATTTTTAAAACAATAAACATAAAAAAGGAAAAGCAACTCGCTTTGGGGTGCGAATCACTTTTCCTGATGGCAATGTTAACTTTATTATAACAACTTGTATTTATTTGGTAAATATATAATTGGAATATTCTTTCTAAAGGAGTGAGATAGATGTGTGAGGTTCGTACTGAGACTAACTATTACCATACTTCTAAATGTTTAGTGTGTGGCCATCATGATAGAGTTAATTATCCGTCAAAAGAAGAATATCAAGAAGTAACTGTTTGTCCTAAATGTAACGGTGCGTTTGTAGATATGTATAAGTTAGAGAAGTACAAACAATCTAACGAGACTGTAGAACCTTTATTAACAATTACATTAACAGATATAGATGATAAACCGATAGTTCATTACAAAGGCAAACAGATTGATAGAAAGTTACGTGTTGCATTTGATTGGGAAACACAATCGATTGATAAGATTAATCGGACATACATTCATATTGAACATGTACCATCTGATAATAAGCGTTTCAATACTGAAGTCATTCAACATAATCATCCTATTGTGGAAGAACAGGTAGAGATATATCGGTTATGATAGAATACAAAACCAAACAACAAAAGCGTAAGTTCTATGACAGTGGTGAGTGGAAGAGTATACGTGAACAAGTAAAGAAGAGAGACAACTATGAATGCCAAGAGTGTAAGCGCAATGGTAGTGTTCGTGTGGACACCAATGAATACAGTGAGAGTGCAAAGCGTAAGAAGATTCAGCTCGTTGTCCATCATATAAAAGAACTAGAACATCATCCAGAACTTGCATTAGAAATAGATAACTTAGAAACAGTCTGTGTGGATTGCCATAATAAAGAACACGGAAGAGTGTTCTTTAAGAAGGTAAACAAATGGCAAGACGATGAGAGGTGGTAACGTTGGATACTTATGAACAAGATGTAACTCTATTAGTTAAAGCTTATAGACTTGAAGGTTATGTCATTACAAATGAACAGGCTGAAGATATTTGGTCAGAGTATTCGAATGAGTTATATGCTTCTTGGATGATGATGGGTAATAAAACGGATGGTTTATATGAAACAACTAAAAAGATTGCTGAGAAATTAAAAATAATACCCCCCCTTAAATAATTTCAACAAAAATTGCTCTAAGGGGCACCGGAGGAGGGGGTCGTTTTTCCAGATTTTTGAGCCATATCGCATAGGACCCCTACCCAGTATGAAAATATGATTGAATCGAGGTGATATTATGGCGGACATTGATGAGCGTGAGGTGCTAGTTAACAAAGAAAAAATCGTTTGAAAAGACTATTTAAAGAAATCCCACCTAGTAAGTTGAAAGTAGTTGAAGGGTTAATTATTCAGGCAGCAAGATTACGAGTTTTATTGAATGAGATGTGGATGGATATATCTGAGAATGGTGATTATGAAATGTTCTCACAATCTGATAAAACAGAGCCGTATGAAAGAGAACGGCCTGTTGCCCGGCTATATAATACCCGTGATCAATCATATCAAAGGGTCATTAAACAGCTAACAGATTTGTTGCCAGAAGGAAATAATAAAAAAGAAATTAAGAAGTATTCGGCAAGTGATTTAATATGATTGTTCATAAGTGTGTAAGTGAATATATAGAACTATATGAAACGGGAACAGTAGTATTAAATAAAGAACGCATCATGCTTATTTATTATTTAAAGCAAGATATACTAACCCGTAATGATCTACATTTCGATATGGATTTAATTCATAAATGTGTAACTTTCATAGAAAAGTGGCATTTCAAATTAAATTCCTTTCAAAAATTTTTAATAGCATTTGTGTTTTTGTTTGATGAATATGAAGATGTTTATTTTGATCAACACTTCTGGATGATGGCAAGGGGTGCTGGTAAAAATGGATTGATTAGTGCATTGACACACTTCTTTATTAGCGAATTGCACGGTATTGAGCATTATAATGTATCAGTAGTTGCTAATACAGAAAGGCAAGCTAAAACTTCTTTTATAGATGTTTATGAAAAGAATAAAAAGCATGAAATATTAGACGAGCTATTTGTATCAACTAAACAATTGATAACGAATAAAGCGACTCGTTCGACGTTTGAATTCCATACATCAAATGCAGGAAGTAAAGACTCATTAAGAGATGGATGTGTCATTTATGATGAGATACACAGATATGAAAATAGCGATGTTGTAGAAGTATTCTCTAGTGGTTTAGGTAAAGTTCCTAACTCTAGGGAATTTTTTATTACCACAGATGGTTTTGTTCGTGAAGGTTACCTTGACAAGATGAAAGAACGAGCAATGAACATCCTGAAAGGTAAAGAAAAAGAAGATAGGTTGTTCCCTTTTATTTGTAAGCTTGATAACGCTGAAGAAGTAGACAATCCAGAGATGTGGGAAAAAGCAAATCCAATGTTTAGTAAGCCTATGAGTCAATATGCTAGAGGGTTGTTCAAAAAGGTTATGAGACAATATAAAAACCTTGAAAATGATCCATCTAACAGAGAAAACTTCATGACTAAAAGAATGAATTTGCCAGAAGTAGATTTAACAAAGTCTGTTGCTACTTGGGAAGAAATAATGCGTACTGGTTTTGAAGAAGATGGAGAAACTCTCAGAAAGATTCCTGATTTAAAACATAAAGTAGCTGTGGGAGGACTCGATTTCGCCAATATTAAGGACTTCGCGGCCGTTGGTTTACTATTTAAACATGGTGAAGATTATATTTGGAAAGGTCATTCATTTGTACGTAAAGGTTTCTTGGCCAAGGTGAAATTAAAAGCACCTATTTTTGAGTGGGCCGAAAATGGATTATTAACAATTGTGGATGAACCTGTAATTAATATCTCTCACATTGTGGATTGGTTCGTAAGAATGCGTGAATTGTATGGTGTGAATACGATTGTTGCAGATACATTCCGTTTAGATCTTGTTAAAACAGCACTTGAAGCAGAAGGGTTTACATTGTTGTATATTCGTAATCCAAAAGCTATTCATTCATTATTAGCGCCAAGGGTCGAAACATTATTTGCGAACAACCGTATTATCTTTGGCGATAATCCGTTAATGCGTTGGTACACAAATAACGTCTATGTTCATATTAAAAAAGATGGCAATAAAGAATATTTGAAAAAAGATGAATTCAAACGAAAAACAGATGGATTTCAAGCTTTTATCCATGCATTATGGCAAGCGGATAACATTCTTGAAGAAGAAGTTGAGTTTATGCTCGATAGTATCAAATTTTAAAGGGGGTGATAATCATTGGGTGGTTAGGTTCAGTATTTAAAAGAAATAAAGAACTAGAATTCATGTTGGACCTGGACATAATTACTGATACAGCAAACAGGCTTCATATGAAACGTTTGGCGATTGATACATGTGTCTCATTTTTAGGAAGAACGATTAGTCAATCTGAATTTAGAGTAAGAAATGGTAAAGCATTTAAGAAGAATGAGCTTTATTATCGATTAAACGTAAGACCAAACAAGAATATGACCGCAAGTACCTTTTGGGAAAGGTTTGTTCGCAAACTTATTTATGATAATGAGTGTTTAGTCATACAAGCAGATGATGGTGATTTACTTATCGCAGATGGATTTCAACATAATGAGTATGCGGTATTTGAAGATACTTTTACGGATGTAAGGGTAAAAGATTATACGTTTAAGAGAAGCTTTAAACAAAGCGAAGTTATTCATTTAAAGTATCGGAATGATAAATTATCCCCACTTATTGATGGGTTATTTGCAGATTATGGTGATTTATTTGGTAGGATATTAAACTCTCAAAAACGGAAAAATCAAGTTCGTGGAACAGTTGATATGGAAATGACAGGTTCTAAAACCGAAGAGAACCTAGCGAAATTACAAAAGTTTATTGATGATATGTATCAAGCGTTTGGTAATAAGGATATTGCTATTGTTCCGCAACAAAAGGGTATTAATTACAACGAGATATATAATGGAGTTGCAAATGGTCCAAGTGTGGAAGAAATCAATAAAGTAACAAATGGTTTCTTGAATCAAGTCGCTATGGCAATTGGTATTCCTGTAGCTCTGATATATGGAGAAATGGCTGATGTAGAAAAGCAAACGAAAAATTATATGCTTTTCACAGTACGACCATTATTAAAAAAGCTATCTGATGAAGCGAACGTTAAATTCTTTGAAATGAGTGAATATCTTTTAGGACTAAAAATTGAGGTTAAGGCTGTTTCCTATCAAAGTATATTTGATCTTGCGACAAGTATTGATAAACTCATTTCTTCAAGTGCATTTACAGGAAATGAAATTCGTTCAGAAGTAGATTATGAGGAGTCAGATGATCCGAATCTAAATATCCATCATATTACGAAAAACTATACAAAATTAGATGAATCTGAAGGAGGTGAGAAAGAAAATGACGGTGAAAATTGACGTTAAAGGACCGATTATTTCAAATGATGAAGTTTGGATTTATGATTGGTTTGAAATGGATGCTGCTAGCCCAGGTAAGATTTCAAAAGCGCTTGAAGATGCAAATGGCGATGACTTAGTTGTATCAATTAATAGTCCTGGTGGTTATGTACACGAAGGCTCAGAGATTTACACAGCGTTGAAAAATTATCCTGGTCATGTGGAAGTTCAAATTGTTGGTTTGGCTGCAAGTGCGGCTTCTGTTATTGCAATGGCTGCTGACAAAGTCCGAATTTCTCCAACTGCACAAATCATGATTCATAACGCTTCAATGTGGAATGGTGGAGATCATCGCGATATGTCAAAGGCTGCCGAAATGCTAAAAACAACAGATCGAGCAATTGTAAACGCCTATGTCATTAAAAGCGGTAAATCAGAAGAAGAACTACTTAATATGATGGCTGAAGAAACGTGGATGGGTCCACAACAAGCGTTAGAAAATAATTTTGTGGATGAAATTATGTTTATGGATAATCAGGTAAAAATGACAGCTTCAGCTTCTACTGCTGCCATGCTTCCACAGAAAGTAATCGATGGCTTTAGAAATGGAACCATGAACAAAGGCCAAGGGATTACAAAAGAAGATTTAAATGCAGCATTGTCAGGTTTGAAAAATGAAATTCTGAATGATTTACAAACAAATACAAATCCAAAAGAGCCTATTCAAAAGCCTGTTCATACAAAACAGAATTTGAGTACGCTCTTTTTAAATTTAGGAGGAAAATAAAATATGGTTATTAAGTTTAATAATTTCGAAGAGAAAAAACTAGCTTTTGCAAAAGCAACACAGGATGGTACAGCAGAAGAACAATCAGTAGCATTAAACTCCATGATTGAAGCACTTGCTACAGATGTACGAGCAGATATTTTAAATCAAGTGAATGAATCAATGGTAGATCGTTCTATTATGCAATCTCGCGGTTCTAATGTACTAACAAGTGAAGAAATGAAGTTCTTTAATGCCGTTGTTGAAGAAGGTGGTTTTAAATCTACTGAGACTTTACCTAAAACAACACAAGAGAGAATTTTTGATGATTTAGTTCAAGGTCATCCATTGCTAGAGCATATCGGTTTAGAGAATTTAGGAGCCGTGACAGAATTTATTTATGGAGATCCAGAGGGTGCAGCTGTATGGGGGCCGTTATTTGGTGATATTAAAGGACAATTAAATGCTACATTCCGAAAAGAGTCAATTACTCAACTGAAATTAACAGCATTTATTCCATTAGCAAATGATATGTTGAAGCTTGGTCCAGTATGGGTGGAACGATATGTTCGTACTATGATTACAGAAGCGATGTCAGTAGGTTTAGAGCGTGGTTTTGTAGTAGGGACAGGTAAAGAAGAACCAATTGGGTTATTAAAAGATCCTAGCGGAAGTGTAGTGAATGGAGTATATCCAGATAAAAAGCCAGCAGGAACTTTAACGTTTGAACCAGGTCGTAAAACAATTAATGAATTAAAAGGCGTGGTTAAATTATTGGCTAAAAAATTAAATCCTGATGGTAAAACAGATGCAGATCGACCTAAAAATATTGCTGGTAAAGTAGTTATGGTAACAAATCCATTCGATACTTTTGATATTCAAGCAAATGCTACAACTCAAAATTCGGCAGGTGTATATGTAACGAGCTTACCTTTTAATCCAATCCCAACAGAATCTGTATTTGTACCTCAAGGACAAGTGGTGTTTTTTGTTAAAGGGGAGTACATTGCAGCGATGGGTGGAACGGAGCCAATCCAAAAGTATAATGAAACACTCGCTTTAGAAGATGCAACACTTTATATTGCCAAACAACACGCTACAGGTAAGCCGAAGGATAAATACACTTCACAAGTTTATACATTGAAACTTGAAGAAGTAAAGCCACCGACACAAGGATGATGTGAATGGATACAGTAATTTCAGATGTAACTATACAGGAGTTTAAAGAGAGGATGCATTTAGGTGATGAGGAAGATGATAACCTAAAGCGCATCCTTTCTACGTCTAACAAGGCATTACTTAGGGTTTGTGGGAATTATGATTTAAATAAAGACGAGGAGTTCAAAGAATTAGTCTTTGAACGTTCTCGTTATGTTTATAACGATGCATTAGAGTATTTTGACAAGAATTTTTTAAGTCAAATTAATAGTTTAGGTATTGATAAAGCATTAGAAGAAATTAAATTGGACGGTGATTAATATGCGTCCTTTTCAGTACAAGAAACCACTGAATACAGGCGATTGTAGAAATCGAATTATCATTGAACAACCTGAAGTAATAAAAGATGAATTAAATCAAGAAGTTGAAACAGGTAATTGGCAAGAAGTAAAAAAAGCATGGGCAATGATAAAAACGGTAAAAGGTTCGGAGTACATTGAAGCTTCAGCATCACAATCTACACGAATTTATCGGTTTGTGATGCCTTATACAACAAGTATTACAGAATTAATGCGAATCAATATGAAAGGTCGTATCTTTGACATTATCGAACCGCCAATGAATGATGATGAAATGTATCAAACATTGACTATTATCGCAAAGGAGCATGTTTAATATGAATGATTTTGCGAGCGAACTTGCTAGAGAATTGCAAAGATATGCAAATGTTGTGGAAGAAGAATTACTGACGGCGCAAGAAGAAGTTGCTGATGTTGCTGTGAATAAATTAAAACAAAGCAGTCCTAAAAAAACAGGTGCTTATCGTAAAGGGTGGCGTAAGAAAAAAGAAGATAGTGGTGTTGTTATTCATAATACTCAAGGACAATTAACACACCTTTTAGAAAAGGGACATGCGAGAGTTGGTGGTGGACGTGTTCCGACTCAAGTTCATATTCGTCCAGTTGAAGAGTATGTAATTAATGAGTTGCCAAGACGTATTGAAAGGTCGCTTGAATAATGACATTAGGTGAATTAATAAAAATCCTTGAAGCTACAGGTTATCCTGTGGCTTATTCGCATTTCATTGCAACGCCAGGGAAACCAGTACCAGCGCCACCTTATATTTGTATCCTTGTTGATGGATCAGCAAATTTAATGGCTGATAATAAGGTGTATCACAAGATAGACGATGCAAATATTGAACTTTACACAACTAAAAAAGATTTAGTTGCAGAAGAAAAACTTGAAAAAGTCCTAGACAATCATGAAATTCCTTATGACTCGTATGGGACTTTTATTGAATCTGAAAAAATGTATCAAAAAATATATGAAACGAGGTTGATATAAATGAATGAAAATAAAGTAGCTTTCGGTCTGAAAAATGTCCATTATGCACTCTATGAAATTAAAGATGGTGCAATTACATTTAGTACACCTATTCGATTACCAGGTGCGGTTGAATTAACTTTTGATCCACGAGGAGATTTAATTGAGTTCTACGCTGATGACATGCTTTACTATGCAGCAAGTAATAACCAAGGTTATGATGGGACGCTATCTATTGCGACTATTCCAGAGCAATTTGCAGTTGATGCATTAGGAGAGGAATTAGACACAGAAGACGGTGTATTAAATGAATTAGCTGACGCAAAAGGAAAACCATTTGCTTTATTGTTTGAATTTGATGGCGATGTAAGAGCGACTCGACATGTTATGTTTAACTGTTCAGCAAGTCGTCCAACAATTGCATCTAAAACGAAAACTAATTCAGCGGAGCCAAATACAAATGAGCTTAAATTTGTATCAAGCCCTATTGATATTAATGGAAAACGTATGGTTAAAACGAAAACTACTACTAAATCAAAACAAGAAATCTATGATAATTGGTACAAAAAAGTTTATACAAAAGTACCTGCATTACCAAAAGGGGCGTAAGTGAATGGAAAAGACAATTACAATAGATGGAAAACAAGTCAGATTAAAAGCTACAGCAGCAACAGTTAAACGATATAAAGCACAATTCAGACGTAATTTATTTGCAGATTTGATGGGATTAGGAGCAATTAGCGCATTAACTTCACCAGATGGTTCACAACAACCTCTTGATATGTCTAATGTTGATTTAAGCAATGTGGATTTTGAACTTATTTATGATTTAACTTGGTTATATGCTAAAACCGCTGATCCAAATATTCCTGATCCTATGACGTGGCTAGATGAATTTGAAGAATTCCCGATTGAAGAAATTATGCCAGAAGTCATGGAATTAGTTCAGGTCACTATGGGTGCAAAAAAAAAATAAAGAAAAATAATGGAGAGCAAGGGACATTCAGTGATGAGGAATTTACTACTGAATTGTTTCTTGCTCTTTGTTATAAAGCAAATTTATCACAAGGTGACTTAGAAGAAATGACCGTTGGTGATTGCTTTGATTACATTGCTGAATTTGCTGAGTTAGAGAATCCAGATAAAGAAAAAGTTAGAAAAGCAGGTCAAAAAGACTTCGATTCATTCTAAGAAAGGGGTGAGATAATGGCAGGAAGAATTAAAGGGATTACGATTGAAATTAATGGTAACACTCAACCGTTACAAAACGCTCTAAAAGATGTTAATAAACAAAGCGATTCTTTAGCTAAAGAACTAAAAGATGTTGAAAGATTACTAAAATTTGATCCTGGTAATATTGAGGCACTTTCTCAAAAGCAACAGTTACTTACACAACAAATTGAAAATACAACACAAAAGCTAGATAAATTAAAAGCAGCGGAACAACAAGTACAAGCTCAATTTCAAAACGGTAAAATTTCTGAAGAACAATATCGTGCATTCAGGCGTGAAATTGAATTTACAGAAGGATCGCTTAATGGTCTGAAAAATAAACTCGGAAACATGAAAGCCGAGCAAGAGAATGTAGCAAGTTCTACAAGGCAATTAGAAATATTGTTTAGAACTACAGGAAAAAGCGTTGATGATTTTGCAGGAGCATTAGGAAATCGTCTTGTGAATGCAATTCGAAATGGAACAGCTACAAGTCGTCAGTTAGAACAAGCAATTGGAATTATCGGTCGTGAAGCATTAGGGGCAGGAACAGATATTGATAAATTGCAACGAGCACTCCAATCTGTGGATGCTGGAAACACAATACGGCAAGTGCAAAATGAATTAAGAGATTTACAACAAGAAGCCGAAAGAACTGAGAAAAAGTTTGAAGGCTTAAAAGTAGGGTTAGAAAATGTTATCGGTGGATTAGCAGCTGGTGGCGGAATTGCAACCGCAATTGAAAAAGCAATGGACATGTCGAAGTTAAAAACAAAAATTGAAATAGGATTTGATGTTCCTGAGTCCTCAAAAAAATCAGTAGAGGATGCTGTGAGAGGAATTTCAGCCTATGGATTAGATGCAGAAGAAGCACTTGAGGGTGTAAGAAGACAATGGGCTTTGAATAAAGATGTTAGTGATGAAGCAAATGCTTCTTTCGTAAAGAGTGCAGCTATTATTTCTAATGCTTATGCTGGCATAGATTTTACTGAATTAATTCAAGAAACAAATGAAATCGGTAATGAATTAGGTATTTCACAAGAAGGCGCTCTCGGTATGGCTGATGCCTTATTAAAAATGGGTTTTCCACCGGAACAATTAGATATTATTGCTGAATATGGTGGTCAGCTGACGCGGGCCGGATACAATGCTGAAGAAGTGCAAGCTATTATGGCAGCTGGGGTCGAAACAGGTACTTGGAATTAGATTATAGTTCCCTTGTATGGCGACATACAATGAAAAACTCCTTTAATTCAGTGAAACTCTCAAATGAGACAATACTGAGCGAAGCCTTTTAATTAAGGAACGTGCAACGACTAGTCGAAAGACGTAGGGTGTAAGCATATGACACTCGAAAAGGGGAGCAACTCAAGTAGTTGAAGATATAGTCTAATCTATACGGTGACGTATAGCAGTTCATAGAGAACGGGCGTGACCTTGCGAATCACGTTGAATGTAGATGATTGATAATCTCTTAGATGGTTTAAAAGAAGGGCGTGTTAAAGCGGCTGAATTCGGTCAAGGTGTCGATAAAGCTATGAAAGAATCGCTTGAAGGCACAAAAATTTCAGCAGAACAAGTTGAAAAATGGGGTCAGGCAGTAGCTAAAGGTGGTAAAGATGGATCGGCAGCAATGACTGAAATTGCACAGGCTTTATCAGAAGTTGAGGATGAAACAAAGCGTAATGAATTAGGTGTTAAGTTTTTCGGTAGATGATGAATTGTGCCGAAGTAAAATCGCGGTATAAAGCAAAGAGGGTGCGAATCCTAATTTGAACCGAAGGCTATACAAAGTATAGTCAGGGGCAGAGCATAGAGGGTGAAAAGATATAATCCCTCCACGAGACCGCGACACTTATTAGTGAAAACGTATGCCGAACTTACAGGAAATGAACTGTAAGAAGTAGAGGATAAAAAGCCTTTACGATAACAAAATGACAATGTATGAAGATCAAGGGCAAAACATCATTAATACTTTGCTAGGTGCGAAAGAGAAAACAGTTGATTTTGGAAAGCAACAAGATAAACTGAATGATTCTATTAAGAAAATGGATGCAAACCCAGCAGTTAAATTTCAAAAAGCGATGCAGGATTTACAAGTTGCGCTTCAGCCAGTTCTTAGTGTCATAGCGGATATCATCTCCAAAATAGCTGAATGGGTTTCAAACAATCCAAAGTTAGCAGCCACATTAACGGCTGTCGCAATAGCTATTGGCGTAATTTCAGGTGCAATTATGGCGCTTGCTCCTATAGTTATGACAGTCATGAGCTTCTTTGAGATTGGAGCTTTAGCAGCAGCTGGACTTGTTGCTATCGTTCCTATTATTATCGCAGCTATAGTGGCTCTAGGAGTTGCTATTTATAAAAATTGGGATTCTATAAAACAGTGGACTATTGATATGTGGAATTCTATTAAAGAATATTTAATAGAACTTTGGAATGGCATCGTTCAATCCTCTAGTGAAGCATGGAATTCATTTTTAGAAACAATGCACTCATTCTTTGATCCGATAGGTCAGTTTTTTAGCGATTTATGGACAGGTATAGGCGAGATATGTAGTAATACCTGGAATTCTATTGTTGAATTCTTTTCTGGAGCTTGGGCTTCATTCACTAAAATGATGCATAGTTTCTTTGATCCGATAGGTGAATTCTTTAGTAGTTTATGGTCCGGAATTGTTGAAACGGCTTCTTCTTGGTGGTCATCTTTAGTTACAACAGCTTCTGAATTGTGGGGGGCACTCGTACAAGCTTGGCAGGAAACGTGGAATACTGTACTTACGGTCTTAGACCCTATCATTTCATTGATTTCTACGGTTCTTGAGGCTGGTTGGTTATTAATCCAAGCAGGAGTGCAAATTGCGTGGGCAGCGATAAGTCAGTATATTATTCAACCAATCCAAGAAGCTTACAATTGGGTGAGTAAACAAATTGGCGAATTAGTTACATGGCTTGGTACACAATGGGAAATTGCAAAAGCGGTGGCACAAGTTGCGTGGGGATTATTTAAACAATACATCATTCAACCTGTTCTAGACACTTGGAACTTTGTAAAAGAAAAATTTAGCGATTTAATTTCTTGGTTAAGTTCGAAATGGGAACTTGCTAAATCATATACTCTTGCAGCTTGGAATTTGGTAAAAGAATATGTTATTCAACCTGTTCAAGACTTGTGGAATACAACCAAGCAAAAACTTTCAGATTTGGCTAATTGGATATTATCAAACTGGGAAACTATAAAATCCTATACGCTAACAGCTTGGAATTTGACAAAGAAATACGTGATTGATCCAGTAACTGAAGCTTACAATTCAGCCAAACAAAAATTTACTGATTTATATAATTCAGCGAAAGAAAAATTTGATTCCGTAAAGAATGCTGCACAAGAAAAATTCGAAGCAGCTAAACGCTTTATAATTGATCCAATTAAAGATGCAGTTGACAGTGTAGAAAAATTTATTGGGAAGATTAAGAGCTTCTTTAGTGATTTGAAGTTAAAGATTCCTAAACCTGAAATGCCACCACTTCCACACTTTAGCTTGCAAACTAGTACGAAAAATATTTTAGGGAAGGATGTTACGTTCCCTTCTGGACTTAATATAGATTGGCGTGCAAAAGGTGGTATCTTCACTAAACCGACTATATTTGGAATGAATGGTGGGAACTTGCAAGGTGCAGGTGAAGCTGGAAAAGAAGCGGTTTTACCTTTAAATAAAAAGACACTTGGAGATATTGGCGCAGGAATCGTAGCAGCCATGCCAAGACAACAATTTGCTATATCAGGAGAAATAAATCAATTAATGGACGATATGAGCCGTATGATGGCTAGTTCCGCAAGCCAATTAGCAGGATTAAAGACCGTCATGAGTGGTGTGTATGGAAGTATGTCAAACAGCAGACAAGCCATGACAAATAGTGTATCAAATCAAGTAATTAATAATTCTTTCGGATCATCTGGAGGCGGAGTAATTCCAATGCTTGGTGGCGATTTAGTTGTGGAAGTCCCTGTTGTTTTAGAAGGGCGAGATGTAGCGCGTGGTACTTATCGATATACAACCGAGTATCAAGAAAGAGAAGAAAAGAGAAACTCAGACTTTTAGGTTTGGGTTTCTTTTATTTTATAAAGAAATGAGGTGTCAAAATGAGCTCTTTCAAATTTAACAATGAACGTAAAAATTATATTCAAATTGCAAAAGGTTGGAAAAGACCAACTTGGGCACCATTGAAACGGAATTTCCTAAGTACCCCAGGATATCCAGGGGCGAGGTTATTAAATACACAAACAGAAATGCGTGTTTTATCAATTCCTGTAGGAATCATAGTTCCTGATGATGCAGATTTAGAAATGGTAAAAGAAGAAATTGCAAGTTGGTTAATAACGGATCAACCAGTAGAGCTTATTTTTGATGTAGAACCAAATAGAACATATTTAGCAGTTGTGGATGATAGTTTTGATCTAGATGAATTTGTAACACTTGGAATAGGAACTCTTACGTTCATTTGCCCAATGCCATATAAGTTAGGTCCTATACAAAGTAAAACCCTTGCTATTGAGAACAGTGATTTAAAGTCTAACTTTATTAACAAAGGATCTGTAGAGTCTAATCCAATTATTGATATAACTGTAGGAGCAAAGAGTCCTTTTCTTGATGTATGGAATGGCGACGAATACTTTAGGCTAGGTTATCCAGTTCCAGTACAGACGGTTGTGGTGTCTAGAGAGGAACGTATTTTATGGGATGAAATGACTGACTTAACTAAATGGACACCGTATACTCAAAAAATCGGTTATATTCAGCCCGCAGGTAGTTTTAAAATATGGCAAGGTTACGCATTCTATGCTGAAGATTATGGTAGTGGTACCGCTTGGCATGGACCTGTAATGACTAGAGCAATTCCTCAAGATGCTACTGATTTTATTTTAGATTGTCAATTCACAATACGTTCTAATAGAATTGGTCAGATGGGTTCTGTAGCTGTATTCCTTCTAGGAGACAATGACGAAGTTATGACAATGCTAGATTTAACAGATTACTACAATACCATGCAGAACATTAACGCTAGAGTTGGTGTAGGTTGGATGGAATCTGAAGTCAATAAAGATAACTATAGAATTATCGAATCTACAGGTGGTATTCGTGAAGGATCGTTCAATGACTTTAGAGGTCATTTGTCAATGAAACGCGAGGGCAACAAGTGGTTTGCTAAAGCATCTAAATACAGAACGAATACAGAGATTGATAACGATACTGAATTAGATTATTGGATAGACGTAAGTAATACATCAAAATATACAAGTATGAAGCCAAAGAAAATAGCTGTAGCAGTTACTAAATACGGAAATAATGATGCGATGGAAGTCGCGTTTGTTGAAGACGTTAAGTTTTACAAGATTAATCATTTCGATAAAGATGTAACACCTTATATTTTTGATATAGGAGATAAAATTCAAATAGATACAGAAAGATCATTAGTAACAATCAATGGAACAAATGCAATTGCACTAAAAGATATATTTAGTTCATTCCCTGTTATAAAAAGGGGGAAAAATGAAGTTATAATACGTCCAGCAAATGTAGGAATAGCGAAATTGACGTATAGGGAGCGATTTAGATGAGTGCACCAAGTGGAGACTTACATGTTGTTGATTTTAAAACAAATCAAATCGTTTCAGCTGTACAACCTAAAGACTATTGGGATGACAAACGACATTGGGAAATCAAAAATAATATCGATACTCTAGAGTTTAGGGTATTTGAGAATACAGATCATGCAGCAACACTTGTACAACAAAATTTAGTATTAAAAGAAGTACGTGGCGGCAGAATCGTTCCTTATGTCATTACAGAAACGGAAAAGGATTCTAAAGATAGATCATTAATGGTTTATGCATCTGGTGAATGGATTCAGCTTGCTAAGGCAGGAATTATTGAGCCGCAAAAAATAGAAAGTAAAACATTGAAACAATGTATGGAAATAGCTCTTAAAGGGACGAAGTGGAAAATAGGTAAAACCGAACATGATGGAGCGCATTCAATGGTAATTGAAGAATTTACTGATCCATTGGATTTGCTTAAGAAAATTGCCGCTTCATTTGAATTAGAAATTCAATATCGCGCTGAAGTTGTTGGTTCTAAAATTGTTGGACGCTATGTGGATATGGTTCAGAAACGAGGGCGAGATACAAGAAAAGAAGTAACCTTTGGTAAAGATTTAATAGGAATTAAACGAATTGAGAACTCTCAAAACATTTGTACAGCCTTATTGGGTTTTGTAAAAAAAGAAAATGGAGAATTTATTACAATCTCATCCATAAATAAGGGTGTTCCTTATCTTGTGGATGATGCAGCTTACCAACGCTGGAATGAGAACGGAAAACATAAATTCGCTTTCTATACTCCGCAAACAGATGATCAAAATATGTCTCCAGAGAGACTTTTAACTTTAATGAAAACAGAAATGAGTAAGCTTGTGAATGCTTCCGTTTCTTATGGAGTCGATGCACAAAATATAGCAAGAATACCTGGTTTATCGCATGAAGAAATCAATGAAGGAGATACAATTCGAATTATAGATGAAGGGTTTACACCTAAGCTATATCTTGAAGCTCGTGCTATTGCTGGTGATGAATCTTTTAAAGATCCTACACAAGATAACTATGTATTTGGTGATTATCGTGAAATCGTTGATCAAAATGATGAGTTGCGAAGGTTGTATCAAAAGATATTAAGTTCATTGTATGACAAGGTTCCACAAGAGTTATTTGACCAATTAAATAATAGAGTAAAGGAACAAAACAAAGACATCATTGATGCTAAAGATAAAGCTGATCAGGCACAAAAAGAAAGTCAAACAGCAAAAGATTTGGCAGAAACAACGCAGAAATATATAGAGCAGAATATGGTTGATATCATCGAACAACCAACAGCCCCTACTGAAAATTTACGTGATGGAAAAACTTTATGGATAGATAGTTCTGATCCTGAAAATAAGGTGCAGAAACTTTGGAAAGGTGGTCAATGGCAAAGGGTTACTCCGGATACAGGACCATTAAAGCAAAGTATTAAAGATGTTAAGGAAGATATTGAAACAGCTAAAACAGAATTGAATCAAAAGGTTCAAGAAGCACAGGGGCAAGCGACAGGACAATTCAACGAAGTAAAGGAAAGCTTACAAGGTGTGAGCCGTACAATTTCTGATGTACAAAATGAACAAGGTAATATTAATAAAAAAGTAACTCAAATAGAGCAAAACGCAAATGGATTTAAGACTTCTATTGAATCGTTAACTAAGAAAGATACTGAAATCAGTAATAAATTAAATACAGTCGAACAAACCGTAGAAGGCACAAAAAAGACGATTTCTGATGTGCAGCAAACAACAAGTGAGCTTAAGAAAACAACAACTGAAATTAAAGAAGAAGCTGGGAAAATCAGTGAGAAGTTAACGAGTGTAGAGACCAAAGTTAATAACACTAAAATAGGTGGACGAAATGTTGTTCTCGGCACATCAATTCCAGCAAGTTTAATTGGTAATAATACAGCCAATCAAACTTTAAGTATTTATAACTTTGCAGGTGGTGATTCTAGTTCAATTATAGATAAGGAAATTTGTGTTTCCTTTGATTGGAAAGTTGAAGGTACAACGACACCATCGGGTACTATGTATATGCAAGGGAGTAATCCATGGCCCCTTATTGCATCCAAAATTACATTTTCCCCTCAAAACTTAAGCGGAAAATATTTGGGTGTAATCACGATTAGTGGTAGTGCTTTTAAGGCTGTAAATATGAGATTAGATAATTTCACAACTGGAGCAAAAATTACTGTATATAATTTTCAAATTGAAATAGGCAATAAAGCTACCGACTGGACACCAGCACCTGAAGATCAAGTAACAACTGATGAATTCACCAAGAAAACAACTGAGATTGAAAAAAGTGTGGAGGGAGTTACCTCTACTGTATCAACTGTTCAAAAAAATCAAGGTACAATGCAATCAACACTTAATAAAGTAGAACAGTCCACAAACTCAAATTCTCAAAGTATTACATCATTATCGCAAACACAAGGGCAACAAGGGGCGATTATTCAACAAAACACGAGTGATATCACACAGTTGAATAATCAGATGAAATCTAAAGTGTCGGATACACAAATGCAGGAATATGTAGGTGGGTTAGGAAGCACGAACTTACTATTTAATGCTGCATTTGAAGACCGAGTAATAAACGCTTCCACAGGAGCTGTAACAAATACAACCCCAAGTACAACGAAATGGAGCATTGTAGGTACAGGTTCAGGGATTACTATAGTTCCTGAGAGTGCTAGACATCATGAAGGTTACAATTCTGTCAAAATTACAGCTACAGGTCAAACTTCTAGTAAGTGGTCTGGTATCATGCAACGTGTCCCAGCTGTACAAAATGGCGGTGATTATGTATTCTCCGCTTGGGTATACGTTCAGGATAAGAATACACTTGATAATGGTGGAGCGATTAAACTTCAATTCTTTAATGGGGCAAATGCAGTTTCAACATTTGTACAAACCGAGTTTAAAGATTTATTAGTCAACAATTCTTGGGTACTAGTATCTGTTAAAATTACTTCTCCTAACGTAGCGGTAACGCATTTACAAGGTGATATATGGGTTAGACAGAACGGTACAATTTGGGTATCTCAACCCCAATTACAACAAGGATCTACTCGTTCTACATTCATGGAGAACCCAAAAGATTACGCCAACTATGACCAGCTTGTTGGTGAGATTGCTAAAAAAGTAGCTACTAGTGATTTTAACAATAAAGTCACTCAAATGGAGACTACAATCAATCAGCAATCTAATCGTATTGACTTAAAAGCAGAAGCTACAAATGTTTACACGAAAACAGAAGCGGACGGTACATTTGGAAGCAAAGCTATTGTAGAATCTCATAGTTCTCAGTTATCTGTAATGAGTAATGAAATTAGTACAAGAATTAAAGCTGGTGAAATAGCTTCCGCAATTAACCAAACAGCTCAAGCTGTATTAATTCAGGCTAGGAAGATTTATCTTGACGGATACATTGAAGCAAAACACTTAAGAGCTCAAGAATTAGTAGGGATTACTATCAAAACAGCACCACAGGGTTCTAATAATAACCACATCCGCTTAAATGCACAGGACATGACTTTGTATGGAAGTGGCGCTAATCGTGCTTATTTGGGATTTATGGAGACGCCAAATGGAAGTATTCAACCTTCACTCGTCCTTGGTTCTGACAATATTAAATACAGGGGTACAGGATCGTTTTATATTTATCAAGTCATGCCGCGAATTAATGGAGTCGATCAACCTTCTAAAGCGTATGCAAAATTTGGGGTTTCTAAAGGAGAAAATGCAGAAGGAACTAATATTTGGTCAAATTATATTCAAATGCAGAATGACGGTGGACATCTGAGCGTATATTCAGATGGACAATTTCGTTTTCAAAACTTGAATGATATTATTTTTGAATCTGAAGGATGGGCTCCAGGATATGGTTACTTCTCTGTAACTACAACTGAACCGCATATTTTTAACAATAACAAGGGACAGTTTACTTTCAAAAGAAAAGGCAGTGACTATAAAATACATTTCATAAACGGCGCCACCGATCATGATTTAATCATGGGTAATGCAATGATAAGATCAAGTTTTGTACAAGGTTATAACAATGGCTTGCAGATTAAAGATATGATGGGCCAAGGATGGAAAGATATAGAATTAAGAACACTACGAGCGCAAGAGAATGTAAATGCCAATGGTCAAATGTGGGCGAAAGCATTTAACCCTACGTCAGCTAGAAATATGAAAGAAAATATAAAAGATATTCCTTTCTCAGCTCTTGATAAAATCATGAACTTAGCTATCAAACAGTACAATTTCAAGGACGATATGTATGATCTGTATCAAATGCGTGTGAACAAGCCAGAAGAAAAAACAGAACCATATACAACTAAAGAAATTGAAACGTATTTCGGTATGATTGCAGACGATACGGATGCTATATTTACAGATAAAGAGAAACGGGCCATTAATTTATATAATACTGTTTCAATCTTTATTGCAGCTTTCCAACAGCAGTATCATCAATTTAACGAAGAGTTAACTACTGTTAAAAGTGAGAATAAACAACTAAAAGAGCAAGTTGCAACACTAACAAACGATGTGTCTACATTAAAAGAATTAGTACAAAAATTAATAAACGTGAAACCAGAGCAGCCATAAGCTGGTCTTTTTTTATTATCTAAAAAAGGAGAGGAAAAGATGGATCGTATTGATGTATTATTAAAAACCTTTATTGCCACTTTTGGTGGCTTCTGTGGGTATTTCTTGGGAGGATGGGATGCAACATTGAAAGTTCTAGTAATCATGGCAGCTATCGACTATATCACAGGAGTAGTCGCAGCAGGATACAACGGAGAGCTAAAAAGTAAAGTTGGTTTCAAAGGCATCGCCAAAAAGGTGGTGCTTTTTCTTTTGGTTGGAGTGGCGACCCAGCTAGATGTGGCACTTGGAAGTAATAGTGCTATTCGAGAAGCAACAATTTTCTTCTTTATGGGTAATGAATTACTTTCACTTTTAGAAAATGCTGGTCGAATGGGTATTCCGTTGCCACAAGCTTTGACAAATGCAGTTGAAATTTTAGGTGGTAAACAAAAACAAGAAGAGAAAAAGGGAGATGTTCAATAATGGAAATCAGAAAAAATTTAGTTGATGCAAGCAAATATGGTACTAAGTGTCCTTATACAATGAATCCAGAATTCATTACTGTCCACAATACCTATAACGATGCTACAGCAAATAACGAAGTGGCTTATATGATTCGTAATGACAACCAAGTATCGTTTCATATTGCGGTAGACGATAAAGAAGCTATACAAGGTATTCCTTTAGAGCGTAACGCTTGGCATTGTGGTGATGGTGGTGGTAACGGAAATCGTAAATCTATTGGAGTTGAAATTTGTTACTCTTTAAGTGGTGGAGATCGATATTATAAAGCTGAAGATAATGCAGCTATCGTTGTAGCTCAATTAATGAAACAGTACAACATTCCAATCAGTAAAGTTCGTACACATCAATCATGGAGTGGAAAGTATTGTCCTCATCGTATGTTAGCAGAAGGACGTTGGAATAGCTTTATTGAAAGAGTCCAAAATGCATATAACGGTGGAGGTAATAATGTACCCCAAACTCCTATTCCACCGTCATCTAGTGGGACAGGTATTGCATATATTGAGGGGAATAATGTTAACCTTCGTAAAGGACCTGGTACTGGATACGGGGTTATTCGTCAATTAGGGAAAGGAGAATGCTACCAAGTATGGGGTGAGTTAAATGGGTGGCTAAACTTAGGTGGCGATCAGTGGGTATATAATGATTCATCATACATTCGTTATACAGGAGAAAATGCACCAGCACCTTCTAAACCTTCAAATGATGGCATTGGTGTAGTAACTATTACTGCTGATGTGTTACGCGTTCGTACTGGTCCAGGAACTAACTATGGCGTCGTGAAAAATGTGTACCAAGGTGAGAAATATCAAGCGTGGGGATATAGTGACGGTTGGTATAATGTTGGCGGCGATCAATGGATTTCTGGTGAATATGTGAAGTTTGAAAAGTAA